GTTTCTCTGCAAGGCATGGATAATTATGATAAGACTTGATACAGTAAATAGATCACTACAACTCTACTTAGGGGGCGCAACAACGACCAACCCTTTGCAGATTGTTGTCTGCTATTCTGATCAAACGTCTACATCTTATTTAGGCGCAACTCAGTTATCCAACTCTAACGGAACAACTGCGGTAACAATTTGCTCTGCTCCTGCGGTTAGTACGACAAGGGATATTGATATGTTGTCGGTTTTAAACACCGATACAGTCGCAGCAAACGTCACCATTCAGGTGATGGACACTTCTACACCTTACCAATTAATTTACGTCCAACTCAGCGCACAAGATAAGTTAACTTATACGCATGGAAGTGGTTGGCAAATAGTTACTGGTCAAGGTAACGTCAAATACTCAGTACAGTCGGTTCCTGGGGTTACTTCTTTTAACTCTAGGACTGGAGTGGTAACGCTTACGTCTAGCGATGTAACTACGGCATTGACTTATATTCCTGCGCCCCAAACTTCCGGCACATCTTTACTTTACGGTAATGGATCGGGTGGTTTTTCAAATGTAACGATTGGTACTGGAGTGACTTTCTCGGGGGGAACACTCTCAGCTACAGGCTCGGGTACGGTTTCTAGCGTAGGTTTGTCTCTGCCGTCAATATTTACTGTTAGCGGTTCTCCAGTTACAACTTCGGGCACTTTGACGGCTACTTTAGCAAGTGAAACGGCTAATACGGTGTTCGCTGCACCAAACGGATCGTCTGGAACTCCCACATTTAGATCATTGGTTAATGCTGATTTTCCAACTTCAGGGGTTAGCTCTGGTACTTATGGATCAGGCTCAGTTGTTCCAGTTATTACAGTTAACTCTCAAGGTATTGTTACTTCGGTCACAACGGCAGCGACAAACGCACCGGCCTATCAAGGAACTTGGAACGCAAGTACAAATACACCGACTTTAACGTCTTCAGTAGGCACTCAGGGTTACTACTATGTGGTATCTGTAGCAGGAACAACAAACTTAGATGGTAATGCCGTTTGGGTGGTTGGAGACTGGGCAATATTTGGTAATGGTAAATGGGAAAGAATCCCAGGGTCTGCAAGTGAATCCTTTACAAATCTAACTACTGCTAATTTAGCGGTAACTGGTTTGACAGGGTATATGTATGCCAATGGATCGAGCAATGTAACGTCTTCCACAACAATTCCAACAACGGCATTGTCTGGAACAATTACAAATGCTCAACTTGCCAACTCAACCATATCGGGAGTTGCTTTAGGTAATAATTTGTTTAATCTGACCGCAGGAAGTAATATTACTTTCAGTTCAGGTACAACTTATAACGGTTCGACAGCAATAACAATTAACGCTGCAGCAGGAATGGTCTATCCAGGCGCAGGGATACCCAATTCAACAGGTAGTGCTTGGGGTACATCTTACTCAACGACTGGATCAGGAACGGTTGTAGCTTTGGCAACCTCCCCCACTTTGGTTACTCCTATCCTTGGAACTCCTCAGTCTGGTAACTTTTCTACTGGTACATTTACTTGGCCTACGTTCAATCAGAATACAACTGGAACTGCTGCGAACATTACGGCAACTTCTAATTCAACTCTAACGACACTTAGCGCACTTAGTTTGCCTGGTTCTCAAGTAACAGGAAATATTAGCGGAAACGCTGCTAACGTAACTGGAACTGTGGCAGCTGGTAACGGTGGAACTGGAGCTACTACCCTTACTGGTTATGTATATGGAAATGGCACAGGTGCAATGACTGCATCAACCACAATTCCAAATACTGCAATAACTGGTTTAGGGACAATGTCCACTCAAAATGCTACATCTGTAGCAATTACTGGTGGAACAATAAATGGCACAACTATTGGGGCTACAACTGCTTCAACAGGAAAGTTTACAACCTTAGAGTCCACAGGAACTGCAACCCTTGGCGATGCTTCTACAACTTACATTCAAATTGTGGGGGATGCTTCTTATCCATCAATTAATGCAGCGGGTGGAACAAATACACCTCTTGTACTACAACCTTTAGGAACAGGCGCACTACAAGCACAAAAGACAGACTCTACTGCTACAGGAGGTAATGCTAGAGGTGCTAATGCGGTGGATTGGCAGACTGTAAGAAATAATGCTAATCAGGTTGCAAGTGGAGCAAATAGTGTAATTTCAGGTGGTGGCTATAACGGAGCAAGTGGAACATTAGTATCTGTTTTAGGTGGTCAATCAAATAGTGCGACTGGTACTTATTCAGTTATTGGTGGTGGTCAAAATAATGTAAATAATGGAGTATGGGCGGGTTCATTAGCAGGATATGGAAATATTCCAAGCACTTATTACGGTATTACTGTTGGTGGCTATACAAATACAACTGGAACATTATCTGCCGTAACAACACAGTCAACAACAATGAATGCCACTACAACGGCTACATTGTCTGCAACCAATTCAAGTATTAAAGTTGGGCAATACATTGTTGGAACTTACATTTCTGCAAATACTTATGTTTCAGCTATATCAGGAACAACACTCACGCTTTCTCAAGTAGCATCAGGTTCAGGAACATCAACCCTATCTTTCTACACACCTCATGGAGTAGTAGTAGGAGGAGGAAACAACCAAGCAACAGGGGCATATAGTTTTGTAGGTGGTGGGGGTGATGCAGGGACTGCGGGTAATAGGAACGTGGCTAGTGGAGATTGGTCATCGGTAGTTGGAGGTTGGGGCAACCAAGCAACTGCAGTAGGTTCTGCTATTGTTGGAGGTGGTTGGTACAATGGTAATTCTAATGGAAATTCAATTAATAACACAGGTGTTTCTGCGTTTATAGGTGGTGGCGTTTCAAATATAGTTTCAAATACTTACGGAGCTGTTCTTGGTGGAAGAGTAAACTCATCTTCTGGAAATTCTGGAGCCATAGTTGGTGGTGCTTATGGAACTGATAGAGGAATTACTGGTTATACAGTTTTTCCAGGATCTTATACACCATTAAAAACTTATTCAAATGGTAGTTCTCAAGCATCTTTATTAGTACTTGCAACATCAACAACCACAACAGGAGCAGTAGCTTTAACTTCTGATGGAAATTCTGCAGGAACAACAAACCAAGTAATACTACCCAACAACTCAGCATATTCATTTAGAGCAACAATAATTGCAGGGGTTACTGGAGGTGGAAATACTGCTTCTTGGGTTTTGCAAGGTGCTATTAAACGTGGTGCAAACGCAGCTTCTACCGCAATAGTAAGCACAGTAACATCCATATTATTAGCACAAGACTCAGGCGCATCTACTTGGGCAGTTTCAGCTACGGCAGATACAACCAATGGTGGTCTAGCAATTACAGTTACTGGTCAAGCCTCAACTACAATTAGATGGGTTTGTAAAGTAGAAACCACAGAAATGACATATTAAGGATAAATCATGGCATTACAACTCAACCTCACACAAACACAATTTGGCAGTCCTGCACCACAGGCTTATGCCAGAGTGACTAATTTCTTTGGAAACAAGGATAACATCCAAGTCCAAGTAGCAGTCCATTACGACAAAAATGCTAGAGAATCTAATATGAGCACAGTCCAAGAACATGCTCATTACATTGGATTAGCTGATATAGCAGGAAAGGGTGATCTTCTCCCTGCAATTTATGGTGTACTTAAAACAATGAGCCAATACCAAGGCGCAACGGACGTTTAATCATGGCTATTAACGAAAATGCAGTTACCGATACTTTAGTACCGACTACTGGTTCTTTAAACATAACTGGTAATTTAACGGTTTCTGGTACTTACCCTAGTGGTAGTACTGCGCCTATTTTGAGTGCATCAGGCGGTATTTTTGTTAATAATCAGACAATTGGCACGACTTATTCAATCCCAAGTGGGTATTCTGCTCATTCAGCAGGGCCGGTAACAATCAGTTCAGGGGTGACAATTACCGTTCCAAGTGGCTCAAGATGGATCATTTTGTGAAAGATTTTATTGAATTGGTCATGCGAGATGACAGGGTTTGGAAGTGGGTTAAGGTTGACGGAATTAAAAAAGAGAATTTTGGGTATCAAGAGAGCGAGATTTACTACACAAATACGCATGGTTTTGTGATGTTTAGGCCCTCAACTCCGACAATGTACGAGGTTCACATTTGTATGTTAAAGGGGGCAAAAGGAGTAGATTCTTTCTTTTTAGATTGTCTTGAGAAAATGAGGCAAAAAGGAGCAAGAAAGTTTCTTGGAACTATTGGTGAATGGAACACCTCTGCGTTAAAATTGGCACTACGGTGCGGATTTGTCGAGGAGGGTAGGATTAGCAAGGCTTACCTTAGAGACGGTGTTTATCGGTCTATGGTAATGATGGGGAGAGAATAATGTCGTTTATTGGTAACTCAATTGGTAAAGTTGTTGGAAGTTTAACAGGAGCTAATCAACAGGCTGAAGCTGCTAAACAAGCTGCTGAAACTCAAGCTGCTGCTTCAACATACGCTGCTAATCTACAAAATCAGCAATTTCAGACTACTCAGCAAAATTTAGCACCTTACATGGGGCTTGGTACTGCTGCTATGCCAACTCTTATGAGTCTTTTAGGTCTTGGCCCACAAGGAAGTCAAGGGATGCAAGCTACTTTAGCAAACACTCCTGGTTATCAATTTACCTTAAATCAAGGACTTCAGCAATTACAAAATCAACAATCTGCGACTGGTCAGAATTTGTCTGGGGCGCAAGAAAAAGGTTTACAAAACTATACAACTGGGCTTGCTCAAAGCAATTATCAGAATTACCTTAATAACTACATGAATACCGTTGGAATGGGTGAAAATGCTGCTTCTGGTCTTGGTTCTCTTGGTGCTGCTAATGCTTCATCCGTAGGAAATACGTTAATGAGTGGAGCAAATGCAACGGCAGCAGGACAAATAGCAGCAGGAAATGCTCAATCTAATTCTTTAATGAGTTTAATGCAACTAGGATTAGGTGGAGCCGGTATTTATTCCTTAATTACTGGTGGTGGGAAAAAATAAGGATAAAAATATGCCAATAGATGCCTCAATAATACCTACAAAACAAACCATTCCAGATTTTAGTGGATTTGTAAATAGTCTTATGGGATTGCAAAAGAACAATCTTGCAATTGAACAAGGTAATTTACAACTTCAACAACTTCAGCAAGAAATGGCTTTAAACAAGGCATCTTCTAAAGCTATTCAACAAAACACCGATCAAAATGGAAATGTAAATATCCCTGGTGTTATTAGTATGCTTTCAAAGTCTCCAGAGGCAGCGACTAATTTAGCTCCAACAATTACATCTTTACTTGGTCAACAAGGAACTCAACAAGAAAATATCGGCAAACAACTAGGAAATTTAGTTCAAAAGAACACTATTTCTGGTCAACGTTTGGGTGGATTAGTTGAAAAAATTAAAAAAGGTGGAACAGTCACACCTGAAGAACACGCAAAAGAAATGGCTAATTTAATTGCTGAAGGTGTATTAACTCCAGATGAGGCTCTTTTACATTTAAGAATGGCTCCTACTCCAACAGGAGACAAAAAGAAAGATCAAGATGCTTATCATAATTTTATTGAACAAGAATTATTTGCAACTCAAACTAATTCAGATCAAATAAACAAAATACTTGGTACTTTACAACCTGGCGCAAATGGACAACCTCCATCTGTTTACAACGCACTTACACAGACTTTAAACCCTGTACAGTTTGCTAATCCTAATCAACCACAACAACAAACTAACTTGGCTCCTGGCGCACCTGGTACACCTCCTGGACAGTTTCCTAGCGCTCCTCCACAAGCGCAAGGCAAACAACAGGCTCAAGACCCAATATTGCCACAACTCCAGTTTCCTGTTCGTCAACCTGGCACTAATTACGCACCACTTCCTAACGAAGATACTAAGACAACCGAAGGCGGTCAATACGTTAGTAGTTTGATAGACAGAAAGAAAAACCTTGTCACAGACCGCAGAAACTTGGATGAGATGCTCAAACAAGTTGAAAAGGTTAAAGAAGAAACAATGCGTATTCCAGGCGGTGAATTGCCTGTAGTTGGTGGCGCAGTTAATCTTGCCAACAAGGGAATTCGTTATGCAAGTAGCATGGTTGCTGATCCAAAATATCAGCAATTATCTAAAGACATTGCCAATATGCAAATATCTAACCTTAAAGCATCTGGTGGATCAATGGATACAGTTGCAGGACAAGCTTTGCAAGCTCACGCAAATGGTAGTGAAGTTTATGATCCAGATGTATTGTTAAACATTGGAAGACGAGCAAAAGCCGACATGAAGAATCTTGATCTTCAAACGGACGCAGCAACTAAGTTTCTCAAGCGTTATGGCCCTAACAACATGGATACATTTAAGAAGATTTGGGGTGACAACGCAGACAGTAAGTTGTTTGAGATGATGGCTCACCATGAAGATAAGACAATGACGAGTGAGCAGAAAAAGCAAAAACGTGATGAATTAGCCGGTATAACTCCTGAAATGTCTGCTGAGAAAAAGAAAGAACTATTAAAAGAATTCAAAGACAAGCACAAAGTTATTGAAAAATTAGTTAACACAGGCGGTCTGTAATGGGAACATTTGCTGATTTTCTTGATGATGTTGAGACTGAAAAGCCTCAATCTAAGAATGTTCCTGCACCGATCAGGAATAATAATCCAGGCGCACTTATGCCTGGAGGAAAGTTAGCACAGTACAAAACTCCAGAAGAAGGACTTGCAGCGATTGACAAAAATCTAGCAAGTTACGGAAAGAAAGGGGTTAGCACTTTAACGGATGTAATTTCTAAGTGGGCACCTTCAAATGAAAACGACACAAACGCTTACATTGCTCACGTTGCAAAAGTCACAGGATTAAACCCAAATCAAAAGATTGATTTAAGTAATCCTTTGATTCGTCATCAAATATCTGCCGGAATTGTTCAGCAAGAAAATGGAACTAAAGCCATTTATCAACCATCTGAACAATCCAAATCAACTTCCTCAGACTTTGGTAGTTTCTTAGAAGATGTAGGAGAAACACCAAGTCAAGCTAAATCTGTAGCTCCAGTTGTCCAACAAGCTCCCCAAGTAACTCAGACTGCGCCAGTCGTTCAAGCTCCTGCAAGACAGATGAACGCAGGGGAAAAGATGTATCAAAACAGAATCAATGCCTTAAAAGACTTAGGTATTGGTCTTTCTTCATTGGCAGACGTAACAGTTGGTAATATTTTGCCTGGAATTGCTGGGCCAATAACATACAACGTAGCTAGAGCGTTGCAACAAAACGATCAACAAGCACAAGCAACATCGGCTAAAGTTACTGGTGCTCTTGAAAAACCTTTTGGTAAGACTTTTGGAGTTACCGAAACTCCTGCTTATAAAAATGAATTGTCTCAAAATGCTTTAAACTTTATTGGTGAAAATATTAATAAAGGGGCGCAATATATATCCGAAAAAACAGGAATTCCAACTGGGGACGTTCAAAGTTACATTAATTCTTTGACTTTAGCAGCCGGTAAGCCTGTAGGTCAAGCAATGGGTAAAGTTGGAGGTGCAGCATTAAATCAAGGTGCTAAGTTAGCCCAAGAGTTTAAAGAGGTTACAACTCCTCCAATGAAGACTGAAATTGCCCAACCTAGCAAGGTAATGGCAGGATCAACAGGCGCAGCAAAAGCTACAACCAATCCATATCCTAAGTTTACAGGTCAAGAAACTGGTAAGGGTGGAGAGTTTCCAATGGTGAAACTTTCCAACATTTCTAAAGATGTAGCTCCAAAAGAACAACAAACTAGAGCGCAAATTGCAACCGAGATTCTTGGAGACAAAAATGCGGTTAGAACTGGTGTAATTACAGGAAATGAAGACACTTTAAGAAACGAGCACACCGAGGCTAAATCTTCTAATCAGACTCCCAAAGCGCAAGTTCTTAGGGATCAACTGGCTAGAGAGCAAAATGCTTTGTCAAATTATGCTCAAGATCGTATTAAAAATACTGGGGCAAGTCAAACCCTAACATCTGATTACGAAAGAGGCCAAGCAATTAATGATGCCTTTGCCGGTGATCAAGGATTGACTGGATTTTTTAAGACTGCCAAAAATCAATTATATGATGAGGCAAAAACAAAGGTTGGAGAGAATCCAATTAAGACAGGGCACGTTGATACTTTACTTAACAACGAGCAATTTAGAGCCGGTCTTGGATTAAAAGGCAATGAAGGAGTTGCATCAAGTGCTGAAAAGTTAATTAATCTAGCTAAAACAGTTGGATTTGAAGATGAGTTTGGTAATAAATATGCTCCTAATACTATTGGCGCATGGGATGCGGTTCGAAAGTCTTTAAATTCAGAATGGACAAAAGATAATGCGTCTGTAATTAGAAAGATTAATACTGCTATCGACAAAGATATTGCAGGAGCAGGAGGTCAGGAACTTTATAAAAAGGCCGATCAATTGCATCAAGCCGAAAAGACTTTATTCTCATCCAAGGGTATTAAATCAATCTTTGGTGATATTGATCCTAATGGAGTTCAGACTGGTACACCTTTTGAGAATATTCCTCAAAAACTTAACAGTATTCCTAAAGATGAATGGGCGCACATATTTGATACTGCTGACAAGATTTCTAAAGGCAAAATTGACGGCCCAATCAATAAAGAGACTGGATTACCTAACTGGAGTATTGAAGTACCAGAGGAAGTAAGGCAAAATGCTGAAAGGGCAAAAGCTGAGATTAAGGGCGCAATTGCTAGAGAAATCTACGAAAAAGGCTCAAAAAGAGCGGGAGTTTGGAATCAAAACGATGTGACTTCCATTCTTAATGCAAGAGCCGAAAAGATTAAACACGCATTTGATCCAGAGGAAATTAAAGCTTTTCACACTTTGAATGTTGGTGGTCAGATCATGCCTGGTGTTCATGGGTATGAAGGCGCAGGGTTACAAGAGCAAAGACTTGGGATGCTTGCAAGTCATGCTCCAAAAATTGGTGCTGCAACTGGTGCAAGTATTGGTTCTGTATTAGGCCCAACTGGTACGGCAGTAGGTGGTTATTTAGGTCAAAGAGCAGGAACTGCATTTGAGCAAAGTTCACTTGAAAAGGCTTTAAATAAAGCAGCGACTGAGACACAAAAAGAGATGAAAAAGAACGCACAAAAAGCTAGTATTTTGAACCTCAGAGAGAACAAAAAGGATTGATATATGAGTGGAATAATCCCAAACGGTAGGCAACAATTCTTTAATTCCAATGGTGGCCCTTTGGCAGGGGGATTTGTCTATTACTACATCCCAGGCACAACAACATTCAAAAACACCTATCAGGATGATACTTTAACTACTCTTAACACAAATCCAATTGTCCTTGATGGAATTGGAAGTTGTCAGGCTTACGGTCAAGGCTCTTATCGTCAGCAAGTCTATGATGTGAATATGAATCTGATCTGGGATGTTCAGACAGATGCGCCCCAATCTTTCTCATTTTCTGATTACACAATAGCAGAATCTAACAGTAAATTGACTTTTTACTTCCAAGGCACTCCGATAGCTTCCTTGGATCAGTACGGAAACTGGAAGACTCTGGGTTCTGTATATAGTGCAACAACCCCTTAAGGAACGAACATGGCAGGAACAATAATTGGGGCAAATGGCATATTACTGAGTAATTGGACAACGGCTACAAGGCCAACCAG